CATTTAATTGTGTGAAAATGTCATTTATGTATTATATTTGCGAAACCAAATTTTAAAATATGCTTTTACGGGAAGAAACTACCCACCACAAGCGTTACGCTACCTCCAAGCCTGCGAGGAATGAAAAGCTACTAAAGTATTATTTCCAGCTAATGAAGTCCGAAGGAGAAAAGGCATTTGCTCTTTCTAAAAGCTATCTGTATGCACAATGCGGAGATGTTTTTGACATTTCGGGAGCAGAAGCCGGGAGAATAATTCGCTGGATGATAGCTGAAAAACAGTACGTTAAATTTCTTAGCGATCAAGAGTGCGACGAATACCTTGATATGCTTATTAAAATAAAGGAACAGATGGGGAGATATGGGAGGAAAGAGGGATGATTAAGTCAGGTGAACAGGTCATTGATGAAATGATTAAAATGGAGGAACAACTAAAGGCTGTTCTTGATTCAACTGCCACCGATGAGATTAAGAATGATGCTAAGGTGCGTCTTGAAGTAATTAACTCACTAAAAAATGATTATTGTTTTAAACTTGTGTTTGCGGATATTCTTGATGGTAAGTCATTTTTAGATGCAATAAATGAGCATATCGAAATGAAATACATTGAGGAAACGTATAATGATCCTGAATATAAGGAATTAGTAAAACAATTGGAAGCAAGGCAAGATAGCCGAAAACTAACAACATAAATGAACTCCCAAGAAATCTTAGCCGAAAACCGGATTCGCAGAGCGAAGCTATTTTCCCTGTATGATCCACATACAGGGGTAGGTAGCCTTATCCCTCGGTTTGATTTCTATATTGACGATGAAACAAAGATCATGCTGCCAAATTCAATGCTTAATATGGTAGGTGATTTTCAGGCTCCCGGAAAGACAATGCGGGATATGACCAAATCGCAGTTCTTCCCTATGTTCGGGGTTCTTACCAATATGAGGATAAGAGAGGACTTTGAATATTGGGCGAGTACGTGTGTGTTTATTCAGGATAAGATTACAAAACAGGATATAAACTTCATGCTTCGTTTTCCTCAAAGGGAATTGTTGTCTGTGTTGATTGATTTGTTTTGGCAGAAAGTACCTATCCGGATTATTCTTGTTAAAGCCCGTCAATGGGGAGGAAGTACCTTAATTCAAATGTTCATTGCGTGGTTACAGATATTCCATTTTGAGAACTGGCACTCGGCTATTGTGGGTGACGTGGAAGAACAAGCCAGAACCATACGAGGAATGTACCGAAGAATGGCTGAGCTGCACCCTAAAGAAGTTCAGGAGATAACGTTTAGCAGTTTTGAGCGTTCCACAAAGAACCTTATCCTTAATGAAAGAGGTTGTATTATTTCCATTGGAAGTATGCAAAGGCCGGAAGGATTGCGTTCAAGTGATATTATGATGGCGCATAAATGTTTGGCTCCGGGTACATTAATATTAACAAATAATGGGTTTATAAAACCTGTTGAGGACTTGCTCATTGGGGATAACGTTATAACACATAATGGTAATCATGCTAAAATAACTGCAATTACGTGTTCAGTTCCTACCGAAGAAAATGGAAATGGTGAAGCAATAAAAATAGATGCTTGGAAAAGTTTACCTATTACGGTAACCCCAAATCATCCTGTTTGGACCAATAGGGGTTGGGTAAGGGCAGATATGCTAACCAAAAAAGATTTTTTACTTAATCCTATTCGGGAAATAAAAAATACAATAACTGAATACAAACTTGATGTAACATTACCACGAAAGCAGGGGGGTGGTTGCATTCCTAAAGGAAGTGGTATGGTTATTCCTTTAAATAAAGAGATTGGGTTTGCATTTGGATATTATTTAGCTGAGGGGTCGATAAAATATCAAAGGGGAATCCCTAATAGTGTAACATTCACAAGACATGACAACGAAGTTAAGTATGGTGACAGAGTAGTTTTAGCATTATCTCCATACATAACAAGCCATACAAGGAAAAATAGGGCAAATACACTTACTACTCTTGAGCATTTTTATGGGTCAAATCTTGCCAGAATGTTCCATCAGCTTTTAAACGTTAAGGAGTTTAAAACTATACCTGATTGGTTTTTTGATTGTGGTGAAGATTTTTTAATTGGATTGCTTGATGGGTATCTTTCCGGTGATGGTAGTAAAACTATAATTTATCAAGATAAATACGCTCTTTGTGCAATGGCTGTGTCAAGCGTTTCATCGTCCCTGGCTATGCAAATTAGAGATATTGCAGCATCTTTAGGTTTGGGATGGGGTTCGTTACATATTCGAGAAGCGGGGCATTTTTATAACAGGAATTGTAAAAAGCGTTTTGGGCTACGTTGGACCGGACAACATGGAAGATCGTTAATGAAGTTGATAGGAGTTGATGTTCCGGATAACGGACATACGTTTAGCGAAAAGTCCTTTTATTATCGTGGATATATATGGATGAGAATACGAAGCATCACTAAGACAACGGTAAGTAGGGTTTATGACGTTGAAGTGGATCACGAAGATCATTCGTTCAGGACGGTTTCTTTCCCTGTAAAGAATAGCGAAGTGGCCTCATGGAAAGAAACGATGGGGAAAAAGCCGGAGGACTTAATACAAGCCCTGTCTGGAATGCCTTTAGTTCACGGCACACTTGATGTTGAAGAATCTACAGCAAAAGGTATTGGCAACTACTTTCATAAGTCGTATTTACAGGCAGTAAACAAAGAATCTGACCGTATTCCTGTGTTCATTCCCTGGTATCATATTGATATGTACCAACAGCCTATCTACAATCAAAAGGACTTACGAATATTTGCCGAAAGCCTTAGTGAATACGGGCAATTTCTTTGGGAAGAAGGTGCAACACTCGAAGGTATAAATTGGTACTTCTGGAAGCGCAGGCATGAAGGGTGGGACGCTAAAGAAGATCATTGGCGTATGAACGCGGAATATCCGACTACTGCAGCAGAGGCCTTTCAATCTACCGGACGCAGAGCATTCAGCCCTATTTACGTGAAACAGTCGGGCGTATATGCTTGCAAACCTGAATTTGTCGGCGAAGTATTCGCTTCTTCAAGCACAGGGAAAGACGCTTTAAGTAATATCATATTCACCCCTACTCCAAACGGAAACCTTCATATTTGGGAAATGCCCGATACTGAAAAGGTTTACCGTTACAGGTACGTTGTAGGAATTGATATAGGTGGGCGTACTGACAAAGCAGATTATACGATTATAAGGGTACTTGATAGACTGCCAATGCTTGAAGGTGGGAAACCTGTGTTTATCCTCACATGGAAGGGTCATTTAGATCAGGACTTATGTGTTTGGAAAGGCGCACAAATCGCAAAAGCCTATGGGTATGGTTTACTTGTTCCCGAAACAAACTCACTCGATAAAACAGAAAGTGAAGGAGATCACTTCTTAACCGTCCTTAACGAGATAGTAGATTATTACGATGAAATCTATTGCCGGACTTCTCCTGAACAAATTAAACAAGGCGCACCGAAACAATACGGATTCCATGTAGGCCACAATAAAACGGCTATGATTGACTATTACAATGCTCAGTTGCGCGAGGTAGGTTTTATTGAACTCGATCAAAGGGTGATTAATGAGAATGATTCGTATGAGATTAAACCAAACGGAACGTATGGGGCTGTGGATGGTCAGCACGATGATGCGTTAATGTGTTCGGCTGAATGCCTTTATGTGGCTAAAGACTTACCCCTCCCCATTGAAATAGTCAGAAACACGAAACGGACAACAAAGAAAATAATTAGTGAAGCAACAATGTAAATTATGGATGCAATAGAAAAACTAATCACAAAGTTAGATAAGCTAAAAGAGGCTAAAAGGCTTATTGATGATGATATTTTCATTTGTGAAGCCGACATAAACAAGGCAAAACGAGAAATGGAAAAGCAATATTCCCATTATATCGGCAAAAAAGCAACAGTTGAAACAACATTAGGGCAGAAGATGATAGCTATTTGTACGACTGTTAAAACAAATAATTTGCTGAAAGTTGTTCCGTATTTCGAGGACATGAAAGGTAATCGAATTAGTGTTAATTCTTATGCGTGGAATGAGCAATTTAATGAATCAATAAGCAAACTGAAAACCCAATAACCCATGAAAACCCTTGACCTAATCTTTTTTATCCTGTGCGTAATCGCATCTATCCTTATGATAGTATGGAAACTCTACAAATTACAAATCCTGACCTTTATTTCCCGATGGGAATGGGGGGCAAAGATTGTAAAACAACAGTATTTCAATACCCTTTTTAACAGGGAGAAGAACCGTGTAAGATCGGTTAAAAGAGCCGTGAAGCTGGCTAAGATGAAACATAGTGCGGAGAATTTAAAGCAGTATGTGATTGAGGTGGAAAAGGGTTTGTTTTGGTACGGAACTCGAAATGAATGGACTGCCGTTCAGAAGAATAACCCGAAATTGAGAGGTAAATGGCCTTTAAGTAATGCTGTATTTCAGACAGGAGAGAGGGATAATAACAAGTTAAACAAAATTTAAGTAGGATATGCAGTACATCCCACATCCAAAATCCTACATACTTAAACGCAAACAGGCATTAATTGACTTGTACCGTAAACTTGAAGAAACTGAGCGAAACATTAATAATCTTCTAAAATCAATTTTATGAAATACTTGAAACGATCAATAATAATGCTACTGACATTATTTTGCACCCTATCAATAGTGATAGTGGTATTTTATTCGCCATTTCATTACTTCTTTTACGGGGTAAGCATTGTTGAGCCTTATATTTTTGAAATGGATAAGTGGTACGAAACGCAAATTGATAAACTAAATTAAATGGACGATCTAACCGAAATCCAACTTACCCAAAAGCGAATAAATACTATTTGCGGACTTGTTGATTCCTTAAAGAAACTGTACATTAAAGTTGGTGTGCTGTACACGGTAGGAACTGTTCTGAACGACACAATATCCATCTGCATAGATAACGCTACTCTTGAATACCCTCCGTTATTCCTCTCGTATGAGGCTGCAGAAGGGTATATGAAAACAATGTCTTTTAACCCGAATTATCGGGTAGTAGAAATGAAATTAACTCAAATTCAATAGCCATGAAAAAGCCAATCTTTAAAATCAAACTCAGCCAGGATGATGAATATTACTTTGTCCTGCAAGCTGCAAACGGTGAGATAATCTGTGTTAGCGAAATGTATCAATCAAAACAAGCCTGCAAGAAGGGTATATCTTCTGTGAAAAGGAGTATATTTGCAGGAGTAAAGGATGAAACGGTAATTGGTCATGTTGTCGCAAATGACTGCATAAGGGAAGTAGATATTTCACTTCGTAATCCCGGTGAATCCTATGATGATTTTGCCAAACGTGTGCATAGGGATAAGCTGGGGCAGGTAGTGATAAGGTATGAAAAGGAATAAAAAAAAGCCGGGCAACTAACCCCGGCTTTTTCTTTATGCTACCTGTTGCTGTGGTTGCGCCATTTGTTTCATCATAGCTATTGCCCTCGGATCAGCTTGTGAGGCTGCCTGTTGTTGAGCTATTGCCATTTGTTGCATTTGTTCAGGTGGCATCATGTCCTGTTGCTGTTGCATAGCCTGTTCCTTCCTCATTTTAACGTCATTCAGTAACCTTTCACCAAACGGCATATTTGTATTATTAAGGAACATTTCAATATCAATTAATCCGGCTTCAAGTAATTTCCACAACGTATCATCCATAATTGAACGGAATACCGGGGTATCACTTCCCTGAACAATGGAAATATCAACGTCCTTCATGGCTTTTGCTTCTGAGGCTTTGTATAACGCTGCGTCCTTGTTGTAAACTTTGCCACTGATAGTTATTACCCTATCATCGTAATATTGCCGTACAAGTGATAAAACCTTGTAATCACGTTTTTGTTTAAAGTGAGCAAAGGTATCAAGCATATCCCTTGTGTTCATCATGGAATTTTGTGATTCCTGAGCGTAAAGGCTTGATGGTGTTCCGGCATTTGCTTTCATCCCCTGCGCTGCATTGTTTACCCCGGATATTTGCATTACAAGCTGCATTTGGAGGGTAAGCATTTCGTGTGCGCCTATATTCGTTGAATTGGCAGATACCTGCTGTGGTGCTGCTACTCCGTTTTTTGACTTGTACTTAATTACTCCGTTGTACTTAGTCCATTCATCAGCGAACTCGTTAATGTCAGAATCGTCCGGTATAGCTTCTTCCGGCACAAGCAATACCCCTTTTGCGCTTGCACCCATAATAAAGTCAAGCATAGCAATAAGCCGGTTAATGTACCTTTGTTGGTCGATAATATCCTCAACTAATGACCAGACTTCCCCGTTTACTAATGGGTAAAGTTCAAAAGCGTAAGGGTGTTCCTCGTGTTCATAAGGGGTTTTACCCTCATATAAGCAAGCTCCGTGAGGCGTAAGGTATTTGACATACCAATATTGTTCCATAATTGGAGTTGGAACGAGTAAGGGAACTTGATCTTCCGGCACTCCCTGTGAAGCGTAATAAGCTATTCGCTGTTGGTTTATTTCTTCGATTTTAGGCAAATATTCAACGTCTAAGGTCTGAACTGTACCATCGTAATAGTCGTGTACCCTTATAGCTTCTTTAAGTTTATATTCCCAAATCTCAAACAACCGGCACAAACTTAAATCATTTGGTATCATAAAATCATGTACGGCAATATCATCCTGAGTAAGACTTTTGCCGGTTCCCGGGTAATTGTTGTTGTTGGTGTAAAGCTGGCGTATTTCGGCTGCTTCTTTTGAGTTCTTTGCGAATGATGCTATAATATCATCGAGTGAAGCGTCAATTATTTCGCCTATCAATCGAATATCATCGTCAACGTCTTTGATTCCTCCGTTAAAGAAAAACCTGTCGGCTTGAATATTGGTAAGTTTAACATCTTCTCTGTTTTTAGTTGGAAGGTATTTATATCCTACTTTACAGATAGGCGCACCGTTCAAACACATATTTTCAAGGTTCTTTGCGTCCTTGTGTGTTGAGTTGTTTATCTCTAATGCAGCCTGCAGGGCTGTTGTAAGCATTTCACTCTTTGTTGCATTATCTCTTGACCTGGCTACTGCAATACTGTCAGTGGGGTTACTTCTGTACTGACCAAGAATGTTTTTAATCAACTGCCGGATAATATTCTGTTTGAACGGAACTTTACCCTGTGATTTTATGTATTCTTCCTCAGTCATTTGAACCGTTTTGCCTTTGCTGTCGGTAACAGTAACGATCTCGTGCCATTGTTTGCCGCGATAATACATAAATGCCCGGTAGTTTCTTTTCCTCCATTCGGCTAAATCCTCCCAATACTTTTGAGCAATTTGCAGAACTCTCAGGTTATCGGATGAATTTGCCGTGTATTTATTATCGGTTGCCCGGCGTACAGGTTTCTTCCCAGGGATAACTCCCTTCCGGATTTTCAAATCTTTGGTGTCGAGTATCATTGTTCAAGTGTTATTTTGTATTTCTTTTCCAGATCAAGTAATCTTACCCTGAATTGTTCGGCTGCTACATTTATGCTGTCGGTTTTATTCTGCATTACTTTTGGGTCCTTCGTATTGTCAGCAGCTTCCTGTAAAGCATCCATGTTTTTTTTAGTGTTCTTTGTCAGCGAACTTAGTTCATTCATAAACCCGTATTCACTTAACAATCTCATGGCTTCTGCCGGATCGGTTTTCTTTTCGTTATTAATGTAATACTTGTATTCGTTTACTGCCCTCTGAGCGTTCCAAAATGCCTGTTTGGGGTTACTGTCCTTCGTCCTGCCTAAGTATCGGTAGAATAAAGGAATATCCCAATCGTTCAGGTCTTTTTCGGGTGAAGCTATCGCCATGCCTGTACTGAATACCTGACGGAAGAATTTAACACGTCCACCTCCTACGGTTTCAAATACGTGTTGTAGTTTAGCCGGGTTAATATCAAAGACAAGTTCTTTGGTTTTGTTCTCCTGTGGAATGCCTGTAACCTCGTCAAGTCCTGAACCTGCTTTTGTAAACTCATTACCGCCTCCTACTTCGTTCCACCACTGAGCTGCTTCAACCAATGGAGGGAAAGTAGATTTTAAACCCTTCTGTGATTCAGGGGTTTTTTCTTCCAGGTCTTTGGTGAACATTTCTTTGTAAACAGGTCTGCCGGAAAAGGTTTCGTTAACGGCTATATCGTAAACAGGTGTTACGGCTGTTGGGACAATCGTCCTGCCTAAATCGTCACCACTTACATTAAACGGTGTTAATGCTCCTGTAAGGTTTTTCATGTTTGTCATTACAAGTTCACCGGCTCCCATCTTACCCATTGCCGCCTGTGTTGATGTTATCCCTAACGCATAAATAGCCCTAAAGAACTGTGGTAACGGTATTTTGATATACTTTCCTTCGGCAAATGATTTTTCATCCCAAAAACGAGGGAATACCAAATTGTTCAGTTTGTCATAGTCCGGCACTCCGTCATAAGTAGATTTTTCGTTTTCGTCATCCGGAAAACTCATGTAAGCAAGTATAGCCTGTAAAACCCCCAATGCAAAGAATGAACCTAACGCATAACCGAATTTAGCTTTGTTGGCTTTGCCCATTTTGTAAATACCATAAGTAGCCGAAACGGTAGGCTTGAAGAACGCAAACAACTGATTGAATACAGTGCTTGCCTGTCCGGTACGGTCAAAGTCAACGGTAGCCTCTTTACTTGCTAAAGCTGCATCTGCCGTGTTTTGTCCTGCCATTTTCCGGCTTACGAATACTGCGAAACGTGAACTCTGTTCTGACATTTTCATAATGTAGTCCATGAGTTCTGCGCCTTTTCTTAATGGGTAGTTGTACATCACTTTATCCCTGTTGGATAATTTGCCTGTCCCGGTCCCGAATGTAGCTTCTTTTGCCCTGATACGGTTTATTTCCTGTTCAATCTTTTTGGCTGATTTCTCAAAACTTTCAAGTTGCATCCAACCGGTAGGACCACCTGCATCTCTCCACATTTCATAAAGGGTATCGTAAACACGTTTCTCTCCGTATTGTTGTATGGCTGCTTCAATGCTTGCCTTACTGTTTAATCCGGCTGCAAGTGCTTCACCTTTGGTTAATGGGTTTAACTTTTCTGTTATGTCCCTGTGAATGGTTTTAAACGGTTTTCCGGTGAGCATTTGTTTTACAAACTGTCCGGCTTCACCCTCTTTGCGTATTCCTTCTGTGATAGCTGCATAAGGGACGTCAATAAACAAAAAGTTATTCAGGAAGAAGTTAGGGTTTTTCCCTGTGAAGTTGGCTTTCATAAACTGTGTCAACTTACCAAAAGCGGATTCACCTAACCATTTTGCTGTTTCACGTAATACTACATTCTCTCCTTTGATGGATTGTGCGACATGAGGATCACCCATGACAAGGATGAACCTGTCACCGTTATCATAGCCTAAAATTTCGTGTTTCTCTGCTGTCTGCCGTGTTCTTTTTGCTTCGTGGGAGTTTCCTTTGAACGGGGCTTTAATGTACATATACTGCGTTATTTTTGGGTCGTTCTGATTAACCCTGAATAACTGTAAGGCTGTGCGGGAAATTCTATTTTTAACGCTTGACATAACGGCTGAATGAGCCAATTGCCTGATGTAAGGCAAAGGAT